GCGCCAGCCACAGCGACCCGACCGGCTCATAGCTGACGACCTGCCCGCCATAGGGCGTCTGCGTCGCCACCGGCCGCACCAGCGACGCCACCACCTTCATCGCGCCCGCGCTCACAGCCGCACCACGCGATAGGGCGCGATCCACCCCTCGACCGGCGCCGCCGACATCTCGCTCTCGCCGCGCTCAAAGGCGCGCATCACCAGCATCATCACCGCCAACCTCAGCGGCGCCGGCGAGGTCGAGGTCAGGCTCAGGCCCACCTCCCCCTCCACCCGCGCCCTGGCCGCGTCGATCAGCGTCTGGATCAACCCATCCTCCGCCTCATGCTCGACGCGCAGGAACAGCTTCGCCTCCGTGAGGCTCACGGGTGCGCTCATTCAAATCTCCCTATGTTCCTTTTCCTTCTCCCCTTGTGGGAGAAGGTGGCCGCCGAAGGCGGACGGATGAGGGGTCTTGCCGCGCGAAACCCCTCACCCTCCCACCGCTCACGCGGCGGGCCCCTCCCTCTCCCACAAGGGTAGAGGGCGCTCGTTCGCCGTCCTTACGACGCCGCGAACTTCATCAGCTTGATTGCGTCGAAGTTCTGCACCCCGCCGCCCACGCGCTTGGTCGTGTAGAACAGCACATAGGGCTTGGCCGAATAGGGGTCGCGCAGCACCCGCACCCCCGCGCGATCCACGATCAGATAGCCGCGCGCAAAGTCGCCGAACGCGATCGACAGACTGTTGGCCGCCACATCCGGCATGGTCTCGATCTCGGTGACCGGATAGCCCAGCAGGCTGGCCGTCTCGCCCGGCCGCGTCGCCGGCGACCAGATGTAGTTGCCGTCCGCGTCCTTGAACTTGCGCACCGCCGAGACCGTGCGTCGGTTCATCACGAAACGCCCGTTCGGCCGATACTGGGCCTTGGGCGCATAGATCAGGTCGATCAGCTTGTCGGTCGGATTGGTGGTCGCAAAACCGCCCGCCGCGCCCGACGCCACCGTGCCGATCTGGCCCCAGGTCTGCGTCCCTTCGGTCGCCGTGTCATAGGCCAGGAAGCCCTTCGGCTTGTTGATCCCGTCGCCGCTGACGAAGGCCGCCGTCTCCTGCGCCGCAAAGGCGTCCTCGACCTCGGCCGCCAGCCATTCGTCCAGGTCGATCAGGGCGTCGTCCAGCAGGCTCTGCGTCGCCGCCGGACAGGCGTAGAGATCCGCCGACGAGAACTCCAGCAGCGCCAGGGTCGCCGGGTCCGTCTCCGGCCGCGCCGCCGTCTCGGCCACCCAGCCCGCCTGCACGCCCGCCGTCGATACCGGCTTCCTGAACACGCCCGAGCCCACTGTGCGCACCGTGGCGATCTCGCGCATCGGCGACCCGGCCATCAGGCGCCGCTCGATGGCGCGCTCCGTCTCCGGCGGCACGACATAGC